AATGAGTGCTAAGCTATGGGCATTGATGAGTGCTGTCTTCCCTCGCAGGAAGACAATACTCTGAACGCGCGTTAGCTCATTTTGATCTTGTTCAAATCCAGCAAACAAAGTATACTGGTTTTTGTCCAAGCTCAAAGTGAGCAAACGCGCGTTATGATCAACAATGCCTTCCAGTGAGACGGTCTCATTCCTCAATAGTGTTCTAAGATAAACCACTTCCTCGTCACGCATTTTCTTCATGTTTTCGTCACGCAGAACCACTTCTGCGGCTGTCTCCCATGGGGGTATCTCGACCCCCTGCTGTACGCAATGCGCAGCGATAACTTCACAAACCAGCTTCTGCAACGCCGTTGCGCTCTTTGTGTCGGTAACTGGTTGCTGGCCCTCGTGATGTTGACATGCCTTCTGCCACAATTTTGTGACGACCTCGCTTAGGTTTATTCCTAGTTCGGCTGCCACGGACGCGAAAAACTCCTCGTTGTGTTCGTTCATGTGATGTTTTCCCGTAAACCCAATTATCTCTACCTCATCGAACTTGCTCATGTCGTGTGACTGAACTGCGTGCAAATCCAAATCTGGTAGATTTAATCGGTATTTATAGGCCACATCATACACCATCTTCCTCACAATTCGGAGGTTTTCAACGTGTGCGGTGGTCAATACCCTATCATACTCCTGTCGCAGATCATCGTCCATCTCTGTGTACCGCTTGGAATTAACAAGCTGGTTCTTGATCATCATCACTGCAACGGAGTGTGGTCTCGTTACTGCACTCTGCACAAAACGAGCAGCGGGTTTTGGTGTCATCCCATCATCGTATTTCTGCACTTGTCGGGGTTGCGGTTTCAGAGTTCTACCATCATCGTAAGCCTCCACCCTGGTAGGTGCTGGCTTTGACGTCGCACCACAATCATATGCTTCTGGCTCCTCTACAGGAACCATGGTTCCTCTTACCTTGTTGAAATATCCAGGCCGTGCAAACGTGGGTGGTACCGTGTTCCTAGTCCTCGAGATCGCTACCTCTTCTACATGTTCCTCCATCCGTCGGTTAACATCCTTTAGGAACTCCTCCGATTGACCGGTGAATGGTCTCGTTTTTGGTCCGACTATTTCTTGTACAACAGATTCTCGCTGGCCTACCAAACTCCTGCACGCTGGGCAAACGTCGTAGCCACGCTCTCTCTGTTCCGTCGGGTGCACAATCACGTGTTCGTGTGAGTACTCTCTGGTACATACCACACACAGATGGCGATGTTTGACCAATTTCCCTAGTGGAAGATTGGCGTGGTGGCTGTCGACTACTCCAGACTCGGTGCTAGCTGGTGTTCGCTTTGGCAACACACAACTGAACAGCTTGGCGATGAGTGGGCTCAGGATCCTGTATGCTTGATACAGGGTCATGAGTCTACCCAACGTCGTAAACCATTTCTGCATTGATCGATATCCAATGATCACCGGCTGTGCACCAGCTGGCAACGGGGCCACTCCGTCCCATGGGACTTCCTTCCCTCCAAGGGAGTACCCGTTGGCCGTCGCTGGCGTCGCGTAATCCAGATCCAAGATTGGCAACAAAAAGTGCGCTATATCACGCAGTGCTCCTTGTCCAAGGGGCACATCCTGCTCGAGTTTTGCTACCATTACTTCCAAGTCATCCACTTCCAGATTCATCAAATCCTCCGTCACAATTGGTGGTGGCGGTCGAGAGAAATCGACAGTTGGCGGTGGTTTAGCTGTGTCGTATCTAACATCCGCATGAAAGCCAAAATCGGTGAAATCATCCGATGCACTTATGTCATTCATCATTTTTGTGAACTCTGCACTTCGGTTCTCCTTCACATCCAATCGCGCAAATAGATCCTTGAGCACGCCTTCGGCATCCAATACACGTCCATCTTTGTAGACATAATCGTAATCACGTGGATCTGGATGACCCAC